CCACAATCTCCCCCTGCATCTGTGCCCGCAGCCAGTCTTCCGGGGCAATACGAAAATACGCCTCCGGCGCTGCGGAGATATTCACACAGGGCAGGTACCGCTCGCCCTCCGTCGTGGTTATCACGAAGCCGCACGACTCCGCAGGCGCACACCGCCGGGCATGCGCCAATATATTGCTATAGAGCATGAGAACTCCTGATAAAAAACCCAGCCGAAGCTGGGTTTGTTAAGTTGTCAATTGTCAGTAGCGATGCAGTGAAGGCGGCAACTCTTTGTTCTTAAGCCTTTCCCATGCCAGAAGGTTCGTCGGCCCGTCAGGCTCATAAATATCTATATCCCGCGTGTGATTAATTAAAACGCCCCTCGCCCTCCCGATGGTATACGAGAACTCATAGCCGTAGTCGTGGCATATGCCGGAATAGCCAGACTGAATCAGTTTTAATGCGGGATACAACTCACGGAACAATGCCTGTGAGCGGTTAGCATAATCCCATAGCCATACAAGGCTGTTTGCTTCTTTTGCGGAAAGCTCGTTGGTGCTCTTCTCTTGTTTGCCGATTAACTCTCCTTCAAGCGGAACGCGAGCAGCAAGTGACAGAGCTTCGGTAAACTGCTCCTCGCTGATTTCTTTGTACGAACATCCAAAATGTGATTTCAGTGACGACCACATGGTGATCATCGCCTTCGCCTGTTTTTCCTTTGGCAGAGACTGACCGCGACTCATGACGAGTTGTTTAATGGCTTCCTGCTGTTCAGTAGTGATTTTCCCCGGCAACGCCTTTTTAGCTTTCAGTGTATTTCCGTAAGACCCCGTTTTACGAATGGATGGCAAAACTTCAGCTGTCACCCATTTGCGGAATTTGTGCGGGACTGAACCTTTATTGACGGCATCGCGGCAACGCAGAACCAATGTATACATACCTGATTCGCTCACAATGCTTAAATTCTGCTCACCACCAAGGGTGTAACTTAAAGTTACTCCCTTTTCATCGTCATCAAGTGCAGTAAGCGCCTTGCGTGAGTTAGTCAGATTTAAAGCATCACAAACATCTTTTGCTACAAACCACGGCTCACCGCACTTGTTGATGACGCGGATTTCACTGTCGCCGAATTTGAAGATGGTGAAATCGTTTTGTGCCTTTGCTATACTTTTCATGTCAATATTTCCTAATCCGATTTGTTGATACCGAAGCCCTGACTGTTACAGCAGTTGGGGCTTCAACTTTTTAGGCTGCGAATAAGACGCTGCACTATTTCTGAATTTAAAGACCTGCCCTCCTCCTTAGCCTTTTCCTTCAATTTTTCTTTAATCTCTGGCGGGATACGAATCCCTAATGGAGCGATATCTCTAACTTTCATTTCTTTCCCAATTGCTACACCGTGATAACTAAATACTACACCGTGATTATTTAAAGTCAAAGTTTTTTTGCCTACACTGTGTAGCAATGCTACAGCGTGCAGGAGGAAAAATGAAAGGTGCAAGAGATATCAGTCCCTTGGGAATTAGGATTCCAGACTATTTAAAGAAACGCATTCAGCAGGAAGCGGATAAAAACGGCAGATCAATGAACTCAGAGATTGTGCTTATCCTTCAAAAACATGTTGATAATCTTGATGGCCCTCGCTCACTTGAAGGATTCGCTAACCAAGAAGCTGACAAATTCAAAGAGGCGCTGCTTGAGACGCTAAAGACCATGTATGGTAAGGATGAAAAATAATGCTGCACACAATTCATTTCTTATGCCCCGTTAACACTGCCACTGTTGGGCAACTTCAGAACCACTGTCTCACCGCATTATCTCAAGGCGCAACTGAATTAAATATCCATATATCAAGTCAGGGAGGGGAAACTGCCGCTGGCTTTACTGCGTATAACTTTCTTAAGTCACTCCCTGTTACCGTTAGAACTCACAACATAAGCAATGTTGAATCCATAGCTAATATCGTTTTCCTGGCTGGCTCAGAACGTTTCGCAAACCCATTATCAAGATTCCTGTTACATCCTCTATTATGGGTCTTTGCCACCCCAGCCGCCGACCATGCCAGATTGAGAGAGTACGGGAAATGCCTCGATAACGATCTTGATCGCTTCGTTGAGACGTTCAATATCGACATCGGAACCCATATTAGGTGGGCATCCCTGATAGCAGACTCGACCATTTTGGATGCTAACAAGGCTCTTGAGCATGGCATAATTAATTCCATAAAAACTGCAAGGCTGGTATCCAATCAGGCAAACTGGTGGGTTGTTTGATGGGTAAATCATGATTGCTCCTTATAAAAAAACCACCTGACGGTGGGCATAATCCATTACTGCGAAAGTTTATTAATGGAAAGGAAACCGCCAAAATTGCCGACATTCCTGCGCAGTTCACACCCGCGCATGCACTTGCTGCATCTGTCCTTACGGATATCGGTGGTGGGTTTATCGAACTCATCCGCCACAGCCCCGCCCGTGTAACCACACTCATCAGAGCGGTAAGTCCACATACAGGTATTCGCCAGCATAATGCGACCGGGAAACAGCGCCCCGTCCGTCTCGGTCGGTGTGGCCAGCACAAACGAGGCCGTCATGGCTGTGAGCTGCGACATCTGCTCCACCACCCAGCGGTCACTCAGCTCCTGCTCCGGGTCCGCTTCCGGATTGCCCGCCACAAAATTCACCGCATCCAGAAAACGCGCATACACCCGGCGGCGGACCACCGTGGCACCCACCAGACTCTGCAGGTCCTCCGCCATCCCGGTGACAAGACCAAACAGATTGGACACCGTCAGCGACGGGCGGGCACTGCTGCCCTTTCCGTTCATCTCAAAGCCGCTGCCGTCAATCGGGTATGCCTGATATTCCCGCCCCTGCCAGGTGACCGGCTCCCCTTTTTCATTCAGCTCATTGCAGAAAAAATAGCGCTCACCGCCCTGCACCGTCAGGTCAATTTCCCAGAGCACCACCCGCGGTGACTGCTCTGATTTAACCGACTCGTTAAGACTTTCTTCATGAATATCCTGCATCAGTTCACCACCTGCTCTATCGTGCAACTGAAATCACTGTACCGGGCGTTATCCGTAATACTCCACTCCCGGCACACCACCCTGACCGTCCGGTTATGTTTCGGGGGCTTCCACAAAAAAGCCCGGTAACCACCATGCCATGACAGAAACGCGGACAGTGCCTCCCGCTCAGCATCCGTTGTCACCCGAAAAACCACCTGAAAGGTCTTCAGTTGCGCATTCAGTCCTGCCGGACGACGCTGCTGATAACCGTCGCCAAACTTCACCGTCACCACCGACGGTTTCTCCGTCACCTGCATCCCTTCCCGGGGACACCAGTGAAGGGTCTTAATCTCATCCACTCAGCATTCCTCCGTCACGACGCATGGATAACATCACCGCCTGTACCCGCTGGTCAATCAGTTGCACAAGGGTGCCCGCCGCTTCCGGCCCTATCTGCCCGTTAGCGCCGTCATTCTGAATGGCGATGTGGTACACCGGGGAATACACCAGACCCGCACTGCCGTTCATACTGCCCACCGCACGCACGCCGAGTGAACCATCCGCTGCCCGGGTCAGGGGCATAATGGCTTCAGGACCGGCCTCCCCCATCAGTCCCGCCCCTTTTGCAAAGGCAAAGTACGTGGGCGTATCCACAATACTGTTACTGTATGCACTCAGGTTTGCCGAGGTATAAACGCCGCCTTTTGCATTTGCCACCGCGCCACCCAGCCAGTTGCCTATACTGCCGAAAAATCCTCCTGCACCGGACATACTGTTTGCCGCCATCTTAATGCCGTTGACAATGGCCGCATTCATAAGAACTTTTGATATTTCCTGCAGGATTAATGCAGCCCAGCTGCGCCATTCCACTTTATTTCCGTTCAGCATCTCCGTGATGTTATTCACCATCCCTGAGATACCGTCTGTCGCAAGCTGTGCTGCCTGTGAAGCGTAATCTGATGCGCTGTCCACCCAGTTACTTAGCCCTTCCTGCAGCCCTTTCTGCCAGTCAGCACGCTGCGCATCCGATTCGGCATAAAAAGCCTCCTGGTCTTTAAGGCGCTCACTCAGATACTGCGCATTCTGCGCCAGCGCCTGTCTGTAAAAATCCTCACTGATATCCCCTGTCTGATACTGAGACTGCAGGTCCGCATCCTTCTGGCGGTAGCCGTCACGAATCTGCTTCAGCTCCCGCATCCGTTCTCGGATCCGCTCACCCTGCCCGTATCCCAGCAGCTCTGCGTCATTTGATGCCCTTGCGTCTGCATTATCATTTTTCAGGGTCTCCTCCCGGGCCCGTAACTGCTCCCGGATTTTCTTCTGGTCAATCAGGGCAGCATTGCGCAGCAGCTCCTGCTTCTGTATCTCCGTCAGGATTTTCAGCTCGCCCTGCGAGGTCTGGTACTTCAGCTTCGCCAGTTCTGTATTCTTCCCTGCCAGTGCCAGTTGTTCCTTCTGCTGCTTCAGCAGACGGGAAAAACTGTCTTCCGCTTTTTCCGTCTCAGATTTTCCGCCCCGGGATTTGGGTTTATTCGCCTCATTATTGCGCCAGGCTTCCATCGAATTACGGATGTAACGCTGCCTCGCCTCCTGATACGTATCCCCCACCAGACCAAGGTCATCCGCCGCATACCCCAGCCGGGCACGCTCTTTTTCTTCCCCTTTCAGCCGGGACAGGGCCAGTTGACGCTCTGTGTTATTCAGGGCGCTCTGCTGTTTATCATCCAGAGTGGCCTGTGGCAGTCGCAGCGGTACACTCGCCAGTCCCTGACGCTGTTGCAGCAGTTCATTACCCAGCCCCAGCAGGCGGTTGAATTCCGTATGCTGGCCGTTCATGACCAGCAGTGACTGATACGCTTTATTCTGCTCTGCTGCCTGCTGACGAATTAACACAACACGGCGCTCTTCCAGTCCGGCAAGCACATCCTGAATGGACTGCGCTTTTTCCTGCATCTGTGCCAGACGGGACTGCTCAACGGCAAGCTGCTCTGTTGCCTGAGCAAGCCCTTCCGTTACAGTTTTCACCGATGTCAGATGGTTTATCATGAAGCCGTTATCGGTCGTCCAGCCAGGATTAGCCAGCACATACTGATACCCGGCGATTTTTTCCTGCAGGGATTTCACCCGGCTGGCCTGCTCATCAATCAGCCGGTTCTGCTCTGTCAGCGCCTCCCGTGTTCGTCCTTCATTATCTGAGGCTTCAGGCAAAGACATTGACGGCGTTTTATGCGCGATTTCATCAATCGTCAGTGCATACTGGCGCGCAGACTCCATGGCCTGCTCCTGATTCTGGTACAGCGTGTACCATGCTGCTGCACCCAGCATGACCAGTCCGGGGATACCGCCAACCAGTCCCAGCGCACCGCTCATCAGACGTGAGCCCACCGCCGTTGTACTGTTCAGCGCATTCTGGGCGGCGGTTCTGGCAGCAATATTTCTGTTCAGGCGTTCCTGTGTGACCGCCAGACGGGCCTCTGCCGCAATCTGCATCTCAGTCCCGCGGGCTGCCGCCACAGCCTGCTGAGCCCGGTACACGGCTGCCCTTGCCCGCGCAGTGGCAATCTGCGTTCCCCTTAACTGGGCCTCAGCCAGTGCCACTTCATTACGTGCAGCGGTCACAAGTCCTGCCGTGGCAGACATCGCTCCGGAAGCCAGATTACCAAAGTACCGGGCCACCCCGACAGCAACCAGCACACCCGCAGCTGTTGCCACGGTATCAATATTTCCGGCCACACCGTTCAGCGCGCCGGAGAGCGTTTTCGTCGCTCCGCTGGCCTCATTCGCGCCGCCCACCCAGGCCATAAAGGCGTTTTCCACCTTCGTGATACTACCGGAAACCGTTTCCGGCATGGCTGCATATTCATCACGCAATATCCCCAGCTGGCTGATTAACGCGGGAACGACTTTATCCGCCGTCAGTTGACCATCGTCCGCCATCGCCTTCAGATCCTTACGGGCCACGCCCATGCCTGCAGCCAGTGCGCGAATGATCCGGTCCCCACTTTCATTGACAGAATTAAATTCCTCGCCGCGCAACACCCCCTGTGCCAGCGCCTGGCTGAACTGGGTGATCACCGAACCCGCCTCTGCCGCACTGGCACCGGAAATTTTCAGCCCTGTCGAAATGGCCTCCGTCACCTTCAGTACATCATCAGCACTGTAACCATATTCACGCATCGAGGCGGCAGAGCGGGCAAACAGAGCCGCATTATCCGAAAATGCGGTGCCTGTCCGCTGGCTGATGTCCATCAGCACTTTCTGTGATGACGCAAATTCATCCGATGACTGCGACGCCTGTTTCAGACGGGCATTCACGGAGCTCCATTCATCCGCCAGCGAAATCAGGTGTCCGGTGGCAAAGGCACCGGCAAACGCACCGGTCATTCCGACAGCTGAAGCGCGGATTTCCGTCAACTGGCTGTTCAGCTCAGCCAGAGCCCGGCGCTGCTCCCTGGCTGCCGCAGCAGCCTGACGTCCGCCATTCTGCAGGGTCCGGTAATATTCACTGCCCATACGGGACGCCCTCTGGATCTCCGACTGGAATGACTGTGAATTTGCCGAAATTTTGATAATCAGTTCACGTAACGTCGCCATTCACCTTTCTCCGGGCGTAAAAAAACCGCCTCAGCGGTTCTCATCATTCATGACTGTGCTGCAAAGCTCAGCGCGTCTTCCAGCGCCGCAAACGGATCCACCTCCGGCTTATCCTCATCCTCGCCCCAGCAGAGCATGGCGTCCTTCAGTGCAACATTCATCCCCTGTGCCCCGAAAACCGCTTTCACGATCTGTGCATTACGGATATCCCCGCGCTCATCACCCAGCGGGGATACCCTGTCGAACTCCATCCACATCATCGCCTCGCTCGCACTCAGGCTGTGGCGCAGTTCGGATAAGGTGCGCCCCAGACGGAGCGCAAGTCGCATCAGAAAGCGAATTTCCGGGCGGGCTACTTTTTTCTGGCCGACTCTGCATCAGCGATCAGTTCCAGTGCCTGACGCAGCAAGCGGGCATGTACCGGACCATAGACGGCCAGCACCTGCTCACGGTCGTCCGGAGTGAACACCCGTTGCAGATCCGTATCACACAGGACATCGCAGAACAGCGTCACATCCGCTTCCAGGTTACGGCGGGTTTTCGCCACCACCGACAGGGTATCGTCATCCTCTCCATCACCATTGAGCACTTCCTGCCACAGATACCAGGCCTCTGCCGAAGGCTCCCGCAGCACCACGCTGACATTACCCCATTCCGGCACCTTCACCGTTTTATGACGAAACCCTGACAGTCTGGCCAGCGCCAGCGTTTTCAGATCCTTTTTCATGATGACCCATCCCCTTATCCGGCGGCTGCGCTCACTGTCACGGTGCATTCAACAGACGTCACACTCTGTGCTTTCTCTGCCGAATCGGTCACCACGCAGGTATATTTCCCCGCATCAGCGGACTGCGCACCTGGCTTACTGAAGGTGTCTGTCGTCTGCCCGTCAACCGGCTGACCATCCTTCTTCCAGGCGTATTTATACGGCGGCGTTCCCCCGTTGGCACTGACTGACATTGTCAGCAGCGCACCGGTATTCACGGTAAGTGTCTTATCCAGATTTTTCACAAACGCCAGCGGTACCACAAAGGACACCGGTTTGCCTTTCAGACGCAGTGAGAACGTTGCAGCCACCACGCCGTTGGTACCGGATGACCAGGTGTGCTGACGCACTTCCGCCAGGAATTTAAAGCCCTTACCGGACGGAAACAGCACCTTAAACGCATACAACGCGTCATTGTCATAAGCATCACGCAGGGCGTTCTGGGCCTGATTCAGATAAAAATTACCCGACATGGAAATCTCGGAAGACGCCCCCAGACCGTTGATGTTCTCCTGCTCTGTGGAGCAGAGCGTGGTCACATCAATATCCTGTTTCTGACCGGCGGTGAACTGGACTTCCTTGATGATGCAGTCCAGGCGCAGATACTCCGCCTTATCCATGGTTTCAGCCGTGGCCGGAGCAGATGAAATCATCACCTGCGTCAGTTGTGAACGTTCATACAAAGCAGACATTCTGCCTCCTGATAACAAAAAACCCGCACGCGGCGGGTCAGGGTTTATGTAGAAAAAAGATCACACCGTGATCTGAAACTCCATGGTTGCACGGTGACAGCGGTTTTCCGGAATATAGTCCTGCATTTCACTGACTGATTCCGGAGCCAGTACCAGTACGGCCTCACGGGCAGCCTGACGTATCTGACGGGCCTCCGTGATTGTCCTGGCATAAACGTCAATCTGTACCGACACCGATGACTCCGCCTGCCCGCCCATCACGTCCGCAGACACCGATGAAATCAGGCTGAAAACCACCCACGGAAGCGCAACCGACGGCCTGCCATCCAGCAGGGGGACCACATACGGGTACACCTGCCCGCTGGCAAGATGCGCCAGATGAGGATACAAATCCGCCTCCGTCATCGTCTCAGTACCTCATCAATGGCCCGGTTCATCCGCGCAATCGCCACCTGCGCTGCCTGTTCACTGCGCACATCAAACGCCGGGCGCACAAACGGGTGCGGTGGCATATTCACGGTTCCCATTTCCACAAACCGCCAGTAGAAAGCATTGCGCGGGTTATCCGCCTTCATGGTGTTATCGCTGTTACCGGTGTCCGGATTAACACCACGGATATGGACACCGGACTCCATCCCGCCATCGCGGGAGCGCCGGGAAAGGACCACCACATTGCGGCGCAGTTTTCCCCTGCGCACCGGTGCCCGTGACACCACTTCTTCTTTCAGCACATTCGCACCCGCACGGGTTGCCTCACGCAGCACCCGGTTATTTTCCGCACCACTCAGAAGCTGCAAATCGCGGCTGATGTCCTCCAGCCCCGAAAAATCCAGCAGGGTTTCGATCATT